ATCCGTGATCGCGGACACCGATCTCTCGGGCGTGGTTGTCCAATCCAAGAAGGATGATGATGACGAAGTCATTGATGTCACGGAGGAGGATCTGGAAGTGATGCCACGGACGGACGTGTCCACGGAAGGCGAAGAACCGCCCGAAGATCCCGTTAAAAAATTTCTAAGGGAGATGAACAAGAGAACCTTGGAAGAACTAGTAAGATTCCTTTCCAATAAAGCCTTGGACGCCGCCACAAAGAAACTCATTAAGGCGGAAATAAATTCAAGAAAAAAACAAAAAACAGACGCTAAATCTATTGTAGCGCAAAAAATAGAAAGCGGTGAACCTATCATAGCAGTGGATGAAGCCATGGTAGCTGATCGATTAAACAGAAAGTTAAATCGTATTAGTAAAATGGAGCAAGGAAAAGGGGATCCTGGAAAACCAAAAAATAAGTTTAAAATTCTTCCTTCAAGCGACCCTAATCTCCCTGATTTTTATGTGGGGGATGCACCGTTGGATGTTCAATTCAAATTTATCACGGAGATGTTGAATACCGATGAGATAAATGCGGCGTCTGAATGGTACACGAAATCAAAAGAAGTTTACCTCAAGCTCGGTCCTTTAGACAAGGACGCTGCCATGGAAAACATGGTTCTTAGTATCTTTGGCGCGTTGCGTACAAGCCCCAATATGGCTTACCTAAACGCGATCCGCGCACGGGAAATCAAGCAAGGATTGGATTTGGGAAAAAAAGCGGGGATACAACATGAGGTCTTAATGAAAATTTTATCGGGAGAGGAGATTGAAAAAGGGGTGGGGCAAAAATTATTTGATTTTATGGACAGTCATTTTGGGAATGAGACAAGAACCTTTTATGGCAACAATGAAAAAGCAGGGGAACCATATACGGTGGACTCGATTGAATTGTTTATGAGTGGCTACAATTCTCCCGCTAAGTATGATATCTTGAAAAAATTAGGATATAACGTTGATGAGCTTATACCAGATTTTAAAAGACAAGCATCAGGAATGGTAACGGATTCCCCAAGCGAGGTTATGTATGAAAGAACGGCGGATAAAGGAAGAAATTTTACTGCTTATTTTAATGAACAAATGGGAACCAATTATTCCGCTAGTCAAATACAAGCTATTCGGTGGCAAGCAGCGCAAAAACTTTTAACAGGAAGGGTGGGGGAAACTCCTGAATCGGCAATCCTTAGTAATATTCTCTATGTCCCTTTTGAAATTAACCCTTCTACAAGTAGCAAGCTTTCTAACTTTAGCGAGATATATAAAAAACTTCCTTACAAGGAACAACGCACTATTCATGATGCGGGGGCAAAGTTGTTAATTGAGACGCTTGATAATTTAATTGGGATCGATATTCAAAACGTAATTCATGGGACGGGGAATTGGCAGGAAGACCCTCCCGTGCCCAATACTACTTTGCAATTATTAAATACACCCGCCAAAGTAGAGCTAATGAATAATATAATTGGCTATATTGCCACTCAAGATGAGGTTTTATATGCCCGAATAAAAGATTACATGCCGCAAAAACCAGAGAGTTTTGTTTTTGATATTAAGTCAAAGGAATTTGAGGACAGTAAAGTGGCGGATGAGGTGTTTGAAGCACTTCATAAAGCCGATAAAACGGGGACAATTGTTGGTTCAATGATAGCTATTGACCCTGAAGACAAGGTTCCAATTCTAAGAATTGCCATTACTAAAGGGGAGAAAACCAAGGGTTTAATGAAATATTTGGCTGATAAAGGGGGAATGCAAAATGCTGTTTCCGTTTTGGAGGAAGATGTGGTAGAACATCTTACAAATAAAGTTTTAAAACAATTGGAGTTTAATACTGTTATTGATCTCTACGCAGCAGACGTTCAGTTTACTGGGGATGGAGATGGAAAATTTTGGGAAGGAAATAATAATGGCAACAGTTACATACAGAGGATTTCAGAAATCGCCACGCCCGAGCTTGCAAAAGCCGTCGTTAGTGCTAGGACCAACTACCTTCAAGAGCTTGCGAAAGAAATCGAAGGAATCACAGGACAAGACATCTACAAAGAAAGTGGAACGAAATTTAGCATAGAGGATCTTGAAAGTATTATTTCCACTATTCAACTTATTACGGATGGAGGGGACACTCCTCTTCTTCCTCCTCCCACAAAAAATTTAAAGCTTTTAAAACGCAGAGGTGGTATGATAGAAATACCGCACTTCCATTATGGTGGATTTGTTGATGTGAATAGGTTATAAAAAAGTATGCCGAAAGACAACATAGACAAGAAACTTAATTCTGTCGTAGGCGACGTCATTGAAGAGGCGATAGACACGGAACAACCCGTTGATGTTGAGATTGTTTCAGAGACAGTCGAGATCGACGAAGCGCCACTCGAGGACGATGACTTCTACAAGAATTTAGCGGAGGACATGGACGATACCGAATTGGGAAGACTGTCATCCGACTTGTTGGCGGAATTCCAAAACGACAAGTCCTCGCGCGATGAATGGGAGCATACCTATACGCAAGGCTTGAACCTTCTCGGTTTCAAGTACGTGGATCGCACCCGTCCCTTCCAGGGGGCAAGCGGTGTCACCCACCCTCTCTTGGCGGAAGCCGTTACACAATTCAGCTCAACAGCCTACAAGGAACTCATGCCCGCAGACGGGCCGGTCCGTACGCGTGTCGTGGGCGAGGAAACGCCCGAGATTTATCAGCAGTCGCAGCGCGTGAAGGAATTCATGAACTATCAAATTACAACAGTGATGGAGGAGTACACTCCAGAACTCGATCAGATGCTTTTTTATTTGCCGCTCTCAGGATCGACATTTAAAAAAGTCTACTACGATGCGGAGCTAGGGCGCGCGGTATCCAAGTTTGTTCCCGCCGAAGATCTCGTGGTGCCCTATACCGCGACTGATTTGGAGTCATGCGAACGCATTACCCATATCGTCAAGCTAACAGACAATGACGTACGCAAGAAACAGGTGAGCGGATTTTACCGCGACGTGGATCTTGTGCCGTATCAACCCAACACCCCAACCTACTCCACCGCCAATGTGACGGATAAGATCCATCAGTTGGAGGGGGTGCAGGCGACGGGGGAAAGTCTGGTTCGAGAATTATTGGAGTTCCATGTTGCCTTGGACTTGGTCGGCTATGAGGACACACAGGAGGACAAGAAGACGGGAATTAAACTGCCCTACCTTGTCACCGTGGACGAACAGTCGGGAACCGTTCTTGCGATCAGACGAAACTATGATGAGGACGATGAGCTCTTCAAAAAGAAACAATATTTTGTTCATTTTAAATTTCTCCCAGGACTTGGATTTTATGGCTTTGGATTAATTCACTTGATCGGCGGATTGTCACGCACCGCGACAACGGCGCTGAGGCAACTGCTTGATGCGGGAACCCTATCGAATTTGCCAGCGGGCTTCAAGGCGCGCGGTCTACGGATCAAGGATGATGACACTCCGTTACAGCCAGGGGAATTCAGGGACGTTGACGCTCCAAGTGGGGAAATTAGGGCGGGCTTACTGCCTCTTCCATACAAGGAACCATCCCAAACATTATTCGCTCTTCTAGGATTTGTCGTGCAAGCGGGACAACGCTTTGCGCAAATTGCGGATATGCAAGTCGGGGACGCCAATCAACAAGCTCCCGTGGGAACCACAATTGCCTTATTGGAACGTGGTTCACGAATTATGAGTTCCATCCACAAGAGAATGTACTATTCAATGAAAAAAGAATTTGAACTTCTCGCTAATGTTATTTCTATCTATCTTCCTCCCGAATACCCTTATATGATAGTGGGAGGGGATCGTTCCATCAAACAAGAGGATTTTGACGACCGTGTGGATATTATCCCCGTCGCTAATCCTGATATTTTCTCCATGGCGCAACGCATCCAATTGGCTCAAACTCAGTTGCAGCTAGCAACAAGTGCACCACAGATGCACAATATGCGGGAAGCCTATCGACGAATGTACGAGGCGCTTGGAGTAAAAGATATCGACAAGATTATGAAGGAGGATCACTGCAAGCCATTGAGCCCGACACAGGAACATCAAAAATTATTGGAAAGCGATTCCATTCAGGCATACGAAGGACAAAATCATGACGCGCATATTCAGGCGCATTTACTTTTTGGAACATCTCCCGTTTTGGAGATGATGCCGCAAATCGCCATTGACTTGAACAAGCACATTCAGGAACACGTCACCTTGAAGGCGGAGGAAGCCGTCGCCATGCAATTGGAACAAGCGGAAGCGCAAATGGGTCAATCGGCGGAAGGGGACGTGGAACCAATGGTGCAGTCACAGATTGCGGTCTTGGAAGCGCAGTTCATGGCGGAAGTGAAACAGCAGCAAGCGCAGTTAAGCGGAGAAGGTCAGCCTGATCCTGTCATTCAACTCAAGCAGCAAGAATTACAGCAACGTGCTTTGCGTGATCAAGCGGACAAGGAATATGACTTTGGAAAACTGAACTTGGATCAACAGAAACTTGAACAAAAAGATAAAATTGATAACGAGAAAATACAGTCACAGGAAGATATTGCCCAACTGCGCGCGAATGTTAATTTGAAAAAAATGAACATGGCTCGCACGAACATGAGAGTAAGGGATGCCTTTAAAGACAGGGAAAAGTAAGAAGACTGTTTCTTCCAACATTCGGGAATTGAAAACATCAGCGCCAAGTAAGTCTCGACAAAAAGGCATTAATACACTAGCATCACGACGAGGTATAAGTAAGAAACAAGCAAAGCATAAGCAAGCAATTGCTATTGCATTAAACAAGGCAAGGAAAACATGATGGAAGAAGCACAACAAGCATTTGAGAGTTATCTCAAGGTTCTTGACAAATGCATTGGAGAGAGTGTTGCAAACGCTCCCCAAGCCTTGATTTTTGCCGAAGCCTTGATTGCTAAAGCTAATGAAATCATAATCAAACATCATGAAACTGTACATAACATCGAAGATGTATTAGTACAGTTTAATGAAAAACCACCAACTTTACATTAGGAGAGAAGATGGCGACTAATTATAAAAAGATAGTAACAAAAGTTGTTCCTGAAACACCAACGTTTCGCGCTCAAAAGAACAAGAGAACTGCGTTGGGACAATACAACGTTGTTGTGGATGGTCCCGTAGTGATAGATAATTTGGGGAAAGGCCCCAAAGGACAACGAAGCAAGGCACAAATTAAGAAGATTCCTTTTAAAGGCACTTTTTAAATTTTATCGTGTCAATGTAAAAATTGCGCGCATGATGAAAAAAATAGTTGAATTTGAATTTGAGTTCAGCTTAACTACCAATTAATTTAACGAAGGAGGTTCT